TTACATTTAGATCATGACCATGCTACTTTAAAATTTAGGGGTTGGCTATGTCGTAATTGTAATGTAGGAATCGGACAGCTAGGAGATAATATAGAGGGGCTAGAAAAAGCTCTATCATACTTGAAAAGACACTACATAAAGGAAGACACATGAGCCTAGAAAAAGAAGCGAAAGACTTTGTAGCTAGGAGGAACGATTATTTTGAGCAGGGTGTACAGAAAAGAATAGAAGCATTAGATAAGTATTTAACTGATAATCTTTATCACACTACTGAAACAAGAGAAGCCATAAAGCATTTGATAACAGTACAGATGTGGGCCAATCGTAGTTCCAGACTTAATGGTGTAAAAAAATAAGGCCGCTATTGCGGCCCTGTTTGTTATTGAGTTATGTATCCTGGCTTCAAGTATTCATCCAAGTAATCTACGTAGTCCATAAAGAACTTCAACTCTTTGTATGTCATATCGGATATACTTCCATCAAATCCATACCTTGTTCTCATAGCTTTCATAGCTTTAGTTCTTGTCTGCTTACTACCTACCATGTTTGCTTTTCTACGAAGAGCTAGTAGTTGTACTTTTCCAGGTGCGTACTCATTTGTGTACTCACGTACTTTAGATTTTACTTGTCTTAAAGTATCTCGTAACATCTTCCTACGTGCATCACTATCACCTTCAGCAAAGCGTTTATCTCGTATCAATTTGTTTGTAGCATTTTCAAGTATAGGAGCTACGTGTGAGTTAAACATCTTGTCATACTCAGGCATCTCACTACGTTCATTAGCTGTCCACTCTGCCATGTTAGCTAGTGAGTAAGCTTTTTCTGTAGCTGTACGTCCACGCTTAACAGTTATACCAAAGATACGAGCTAGAGGATTGGCATCATATACTTCACCTTTACGTGTGACTACCCTAAGTTGTTCACCAGTGATACCGTCTATGTTCTTATCAAACACTTCAAGTATGTTATCAAAGTACTTAGTAGAACTCTGTGTAAATGTACCTATAGCTGTGTCTGTTTGACGTACGTCCTTAGCTGTGTCTGTCTCTGTAATGTAACCAGTAAGTTTATTAACAGCATCTAACGGACGTGTGAAACCTGCAGCAAAGTTACCTGTAGATCTACCCAAGGCTCTTAACGCTCTTTGACTTGCTACTCCCTCCATGTTTATGAATGAGTCAACAACATTATTAAGGTCATTACCAAACTGAAAGTCTTTAGCAACTTGACCTACAGCTAGTTGAGATGTTAACTCTGTAATAAGCTCTGGTCCTACGGTCTGGTTGTCTGCTCTTAAATTACCTACACGTCCAGCTACAAGCCATAAAGAGAATGGATATGTATTCTTAACATCAACAATAGTGCCACCACCTACATCCATATCGTAAAGACCCAAGCCTTGTTTTTGTCTTTCTTCATCATATTTCATAGCAAGACCTAAAGCTGTAGTACCTACTAGCCCACGAGACATTGCTTCTATGTCGCTTATCTTTGTGCCTGTCTTCTTAAATTGTGATGCAGCTATGTTCTTTGCAGCATTGATAGAAGCGAAGGGAGAGAACTGATATGTTGTAGCAACAACGTTATTCATGAAGCGTCCAAATGGAAGTATAGTACCAAGCACAGGTGTATTAGATATATTCTCTACAAACTTAGCAACACCTGATAACATTTGATCATTACCTGTGTAGTCTTTCGAGTATACAGACTTCATTGTTGTATCAAGAGCAAGACTCAATACACCATCATCAATCTCTTCAAGTGTTCCTTCTGCTAGTACATCTTGTAATGTCCTACCGTCTTTCTGCAGCCGTAATTGTTTATCCATTTCAGCCATAAACATTTGTGACTTAGTGAATGTATCCTGTATCTTAACGCCAGTTAGTCGGTTCATAGATTCAGTTACTGCTTCTGTAGTCTTGAACCACTTAGCATCTTCATCAATACCAAATCGTTTAGCACTACGTTCTACACCACCTGTAAAGCTTTCAAACAAAACTTTCTTTACATCTTTATGTTGGTCCAAGAACTTCATGTATGCATCATGTGTAGTGTACGGATCAAGTACATACTTCATCTTTTCAGCTTGCATAGTTTTATACACACCTGCCATACGTCTTAGTTCTTTACCTTTAGCTGACGTACCGTAGAATAACGATGCCGCCATTAAATTTGTAGCACTAAACATGTCAGCTATACTTTGACCTACATAGTATTGTCCAAAGCCCAGGACGTTAACAGCAGTGGTAGCAGGAGATGATACAAGCAATCTACGCCATACAGACTGACCATACTGACCTACCTTAGCACGTCCTGCTTTAGCTTTTTCTTCTGCAATAGCCTCACTAATATCTCCACGTCTTGTAATATCATCAATCAAGGCTGTAGAGTGTGCTAATCCACCATCAATAGTCTTACGTACTTGTGACATTACATTGAGTGACTGTGCTGATGTACGAATGTCCTTAGCCAGTAAGTCTCCTAAAGATACTCTTGATTCAGATGTATCACCAAGAGTTATACCTACGCTCTTAACTAACTTATCATTTATCTCTGCTAATTCTTTTTCAGGAATCTGTCTTACAAGGTTTGTCATGACATCTGATACAGTATCGTTTCTGCCTAACCTCATATTGTTATCTTTAAATATCTTAGCTAGTCCACCATTACCACTTTTACCTAGCATGATTTCTTTTATTAAATCTACAGGTGTAACCTTGTTATCGTAACTTGCTTTGCCGCGAGTCCACTTAGCTTCCCAAGAGTCTACTGCTTCTTTAACTGATTTAGTTGCACGATCTATTTCTTTAGCAGGTAACGCACCAGCTATCTCAGCTTCGATGTCTTGTCGTATAGCACCTCTTTCTAGCTGCCCTTCAATACCTTCAAGCTTGCTCTTACCACGAAACTTACCTGCTGCAAGCTGTGCACCACCGCCTACTGTACCTAAACCAAATGCAAACATAGTCTGCAAAGAGCTATACTCTTCTTGTGCACCTACATCTAACATCACATTCTGTATCTGGTAATCGTTAAGCATAGCAAACGTACCATCAAGAGCAGTAGTACCGTACAAGCTGTAACGTCTAGCTGCTTTATCAAGAGGGTCTAGCACAGATCGTTCACCTGCTTCACGCAATCCTCTTAAGTATATGTTCTTTTCTTTACGTGCTACATTCTTGATGATGTCATCTGCAACTCTACCTTTGACACCCTTTTCTGCTAGTCTAGTAGTAGCTCTTTCAACGGCTTGATCTACTAGCTTCTTTTGTGCTGCACTATCTAGACCTTCTCTTGCTCCTCTTGCACCTGCTTCTCTTACAGTCTTTTTAATTAACTCCTTACCACCTTTTGATACACCATATGCTCCTGCCTTACCTAAACCACCAGTAAATAACCCAAGGTAGTTAGTCGGGTCTGCTGCTGCAGCAAGGATGTAATCCTTAACACCGTCAACTGCACCAAAGAAACCATCATTAACAAATACATTACCTAGATCATCATACAGTTGATAGGCATCTTTAGCTATACGCTTTTGGTTTTCATCTGCTTTAGATATATAGCGTACCTCACCACCAGTAGAGACAAGGTTACTGTTAAACCAACGCATGTGATCTACAAAGTCATCAACTACTTCATCACCATCTTTGTCTTTGTAATCTACGCCTTTGCGTTGCATCATGTAAGTACGGATCTTGTTAAGGTTCTCATACTCTAGCAAGTCATCCTTCTTTAGTTTACCGCCACTGAGTGTAGGTTCATCATCCTCTTCAGGTTCCTGCACTAAGCTTGGTGTTTCAATAGGTTGTGACTTAAAGAGATCTTCCCTTTTCAAACCGTACTGGTCCATGTAATCTAAGAATGAATCACTCATTTATTAAATGCCTTTTGGAATTGTATAGTTAAGAAGCCTAAGTTGTAAGGTAGCACCTTATTATTTATATCTCCCCAACCAGTTAGTGCTTGCATTATATCCATTCTATCTGAGTCTTTATCAAGACCCTCTTGTTGCATATACTCAAATATGTCATCACCATAACTGTCTAGTACCTGCAAGTCTAGCTCTGTGATAGAGCCTGTGTCTATACCTTTATTTATTTGTTCTTGTTTCACACCAAACTTACGCTTTATTTTATCCTGCACTCTTTCGACTATAGTATTATCAGGTTCTAGCTCTGCCATACGTGCAGCAATAGTCTCACGTTTTACTTTACCTTTAGGCATCTCTATAAAGCCATTAGCAGTTGCATTCTGTGCACCAACTTTAGATGTAGGTAGACCTAGTAGCTTCCTAGCGTTTGGACCCATCTCTTGCCACTCTTCAAAGGTAATTCTATCTCTGTCCATAAAGTTAGCAGCTTTACGTATACCCATCTCTTCTGCAGTTTCTACTTTATCTTCAACTTCACGGTCTTGCTTTGGAGGTTCAAGGTCTAGCATTCTTTCAGTTTGATCTACTTCAGGTACAGTATCAGTAACTTTTGGTTCGCTATCAGTAACTTCAGGTGCAGTAAAGTCTACATTACCTCTTAGATCCAGCTTCTCCATTTGTCTCTTTTCTTCTGGCCCTACTTCAGATACAGGATTCATTAGTCTATCAGACTGTAAGAACAAATCCCAACCTGCGCTATCAGGTGTAAAGATTTTACCATTGTTTGATACAGCTTTAATAGGTACACCATCTGCATCTCTTTCTATTGTTTCCATAGTATCATAAAGACTACGTAGTATTTTGTCCTGCTGTTGATCTATTTCTTTTTCTGCAATAGCTGAATCTATAGTTGTGTCATCCTCTTCTTCATCTATGCTAGAAGACAAGCTATCTACATAGGAGTCACTTAGATAGTTACGTAAAAAACCGCTTGTAGAGTCCACAAAACTGTCACCATATGTAGAAACCATAGAGTCGATTGTAGGTTGTAAACTATTTAAGTATATCTTATCTAGTTTTTCTCTGGCATCTTTAACAGCAGCATCAAGTGCTTCTTGTGTTTGATAGCTTGTCATTTCAGGTGGTTTATCAGCCTGATCTGTAATATTTTTAAGTTTTTGGAACTCATCAGAATCTTCTACGTCAGAAATAAGGTTCCTAAAAGTACGAGAAAAGTCATCCATATCTGTAGCAGGATTGAAAAACTTCACATCATTAAACGTAATGAATGTGCCTGGAACTAAGCTTTCGTAGTCTTGCTGCTGTGCCATTTGATTGATGTCATACGCTGTATAACCGTCTTGCATAACCTCACTGTCAAGTTTAAACTGTGCCATTTCACGAGCTTTACGTCCAGTGAGTCTGTCCATAAAAGTACGTTCTGGAGAATCTTTAGCTACACCTTTTCCTGCATATCCTAAACCATATGTCTTTTTAATGAAGTCCTCTGTATTCATATCAATCGCAGAAAAACCTTCAGGCATGTTTATCAATGCTTCGATGTCATCCTCACCAAGCTTACGTCCATATAACTCACGAGCTTGATTCACTTTGTTACCTAAGTCTGCAATAGCTTTTGGTCCTGCAGATATAGCAGCTTGTATTACTTGCTGACTAGCACCGTTGTCACGGAGCATGTTACTTATACTTATAACTTCATTTGCTATAGCATTACGTTTAGATATAGACACTGCATTACGTTCAGCTAAGTTACGTTGACGCTCTTCATAGTCACGAGCATCTTTTGCAGCCTCTTGTTGGTTTGTAGCTGTCTGTTCTAGAAATCCTGTAGCAAAAGCTTGCCAATCAAATGCCATAGTTAAGCTCCTTTTGACATTAAGCCCATGCCACCTTCATCAGGTTGAGCTTCTTCTTGTGTTTCTTCTTGTGGTTCACCTTGCTGCATTTCTTGTAGAAGAGCTACGCCAGGATCATTCTCTGCTGTCTTACCTTCAGCCTCTGCTTCAGCCATAGCCAACTTAATACGTAGCTCTAGTCTACGCTGTTCTTTTACTGTTGGATCTTTGTCTGGATTGTAAGGTTCATCTTTTACTTTTATCTCATACTGAGTCATAGCAGCTTTGATGAATGCGTGTATTGCAGGTGCAGCCAATGCTCCTGAAGCGTGTGTATGTCTTCCAAACATTGTACCGCTTAATACTAACGATTTAACAAAAGAAGATACAGGCATTTCAGCTTCAAACATAACAGCTAAATCGTCCATAACATCTTGGTCTGCTAGTTTATTAATGTAATACTTTACTACATCTTCTACCTCAACCATCTCTGGTGGCTGCTCCCAAGGGAAGTTGCCAGGAGTTGCTGTTAAGGACTGACCTGGTATAGGACCAGATAAAAAGTCTACTGCTTCTGCCATTTTATATATACCTTATTTAGTAAATCCAGCGCCAAAGTATAATCCTACTATGGCTGATACAATGTGTGTGTCTAGTGGTGTGATTACAAAACCTTGTGCCATCTTCCACTGTATAGCTTCTTCTGGTCCAAACAACCAACTCATAAAGCCACCAGTTGCTTCTGTGTATCCTACAAACACACTGACTTCAGGATACCATACTGCGACTAGCTTTGGCAATACAATAATAGAGAACACAGCAGATAAAGCTATAAGCCTACGTGTCCATGCAAAGTGTGAATCATTCTTACCTGCATTCCTTGCATCAGCTACAGCATTGCGTTGGAACTCTGCACGTTGCATCAGCATCTC